CGGTGACGATCTGGCTTCGACCCTCTACCTCGTTCCCGTAAGGGTAACGAAGGTAATACTCAAGTGACCGGGTTCTCTGCTCGGTTGTCTCCGTTTGGAGATACCCGATCGCTCCATCGATTTCGGCTTCGAGCAGGCTTTTCAGGCTGATTTGATTCATGCTTTTCCTCTAACGCTTTGATGCGTCGCTCCAGCTCCGCGAGTTTGGCGTTGATGTTGCCTTGAGGCGTTGCCCACATTAGACCACCCACCTTGTGTTAACGCTAATCGGCTTGCTCCAGTCGCCCTGTTCGTGAATCCCGATAGCGAAGTATCGGAACGCATCGGACGAATGAGAGGCCCAGTCGTGTAGCGGTGTGTCAAAGAATACGTTTCTCTTCTCGTCAAAGTTGCGCCGATAGTTCCTGAGTGCGTCTAGACCCTGCTTCACCTTCGGCACATTAAACCAGCACTTCGGGAGAATGCGTCTGACGCTCTGGATTCCATCTGCAACTGACAAGCGCGGAGCAACTGTTATTTGTAGCCCTGCCTCTTGCAGCATTTCCTTTCTGCTGCGTCCTGTCCCCAATTCTCGCACTTCTACGTCATGAGGCAAGATGTGTTCGGCTGTATGCCACTTATTCTCTTTGAGCCAGTTCACATACCAATCCAGCCCCTGGCCGTGGTTTTCCACGAAATCCATCACTCGGTACTCTTGTCCGGCCACCTGAACCACCCAGATGGCGGTGGTGTCAGACATCCCCAAGTCCCAAGCGGTGAATGTCCGGGTCAGATCGTCCCGGTCAATGTTCGTGAGCCTGCCCTTCTCCTCCAGGTCGTTTATCAGCGCCCCGAAATAAGAACCTTCAACAGCGGCATGGAACGAGCATTCAAACTCCTGGTTGTACTTGTCCTGCCCCATCTCCCGCCTGGCGGCGTGAAGTTCGGTCTCAGGAATAAGGTGGGTCTGGGAGGCTTTGAACTCCAGTAAGCCCCAGTCTTCCTCTTCCTCGGCCTGATCTCTCAGGTCTTTGAAGTGGTTTGATCCCTTTGGGGTTCCGAGGAACAGCGCCCATCCCAGTCGGTCTGACAGCGCGGGACGAACAATGTCAGTCCAGATTCTCGGGTCTTGGTCGGCAATCTCGTCAATGATGACCCCATCGAAGTATTGGCCTCGAAGGGAGTCAGGATTGTCTGAGCCGTAGAGCTGGATTCTGCGTCCCCAGAAGTCCGTGCGGAGTTCCGAGATGTTCGGAGTCGCGCCCAGAGGCTCTGTGTACTTCAGCAGATAGTCCCAGGCCACCCGCTTTGCCTGCCCATAGGTCGGTGCGATGTAAGCATACCGGGGAGCCTCCTTACGGTTCTCCACGGCATCCCGAATGATGTGGTTCAGAGCGGCAACGGTCTTCCCCATCCGTCGGTGAGCCACCACCACCCCAAAGCGGTGATCCCGCATCATCTGATGGATGGCGAGCTGTGGCTCTCGAGGAGAGTACGGGATTACGATTTCTCGTTTGCCCATGAGACCATCATCTCAATCGGAGTTCCATTCTCGCCAGTAACCTCAGTACGGGCCAGCTTGGGAATGTGGTACTCAATCGCTCTGAGATACAGATCAGCAGCCTTTGCGGGGTCGGGCTTTACCTTATCCCCATCACCCATAGCGACGGTATTAAGCCATTCTGCGAACTTTGGGGCGTTTTGCTCTGCCACCATTGAGATCATCTCTCTAACGCCTTGAGTGGCTTTATTGACCGATCCCTTGGGCCTTCCTGGGCCTGCTCCTGGCAGATTGCCGAAATTTGAGCTAGTTTGTTTATTCATGTTTCCGACTCCTTTCGGGCCATCGGGCGTAAGTTGAGTTATCTCAATCTTACTTCTTTTTGTTTCGTTCGGATATTGCCTTTGCCTTTGCTTTGGCATCGGCCTTACTGTTTGCTCCCCATGCCTTTAAGCTCAGGAGGAGTCTTGTGGGTTCGCCATTCTTGTACTCTGGCCCCGGCATATTGCCCATCCTTGCCAAGAAAGATGCGCGTCTAGGGTTATCCCCACTCTTTACGGGTGGCTTTAGGTTGGAACCAGGGTTTTCCCGCTCATAGGACTTTCGGCCTTTTTCATTGAGGCCACCCTTGGCATTCTTCCCTTCTTTGCGAGACCAGGCGGCGCTCATTTCTTTGCCGTCTTAGCAGCAGCCTTGAAAGCAGCAGTAGTCGGCGCTCCCTTTGTTCCAGGCTTTCTCATCCGCTCAGGAGTCTTGCCTGCGGCCTTCTGGCGCTCGATGCGCTCACGCTTGGCGTGGATGTTGGCGTAGAGACCCTTCATTTCTTTTTCCTTTTGGCTTCGGAAAGTGCAATGGCGATAGCCTGCTTGGGATTGGTGACCTTGCCGCCAGAGCTGCTCTTGAGCTTGCCCTTGCCGTACTCAGTCATCACCTTCGAAATCTTCTTCTCCGCTTTCGTCTTCATACTCGCCCTTTCGTGCGTTGTACTTGGCCATTTGAAGCATCTGCTTGCGCTTCGTGGTCATCTTGGTGATCGGGCCACCCGTGAGCCATGCGCTACAGGTTCTGTCTGCCGCACATTTGAACTCGAACAGCTCACAGTAACCCAGATCAGCCGCTTCGACAACCTCGGGAGCATAGGTCTCATCGTCGGATTCTTCCTGTTGGATTCCTCCGGTGATACACCCCATCATCTCTGGCGTTTGAATGAAAGCAGCGCAGTTCCCACACCGCATCGACTGAGCGATCTCGGGAGTGGTGTTCCATTCCTCTGCGCGTTCGTCCCAGAAATTACCCGGTTTTTCGGGATTGGCAGGCCCGTAACCGTACTCCTCGAAGGCGTGGTTACGGTTCTTGAGGTTGACCTCTGTGTCCTGGGTGGCGATAGGGCACTTCACTTCTTCATCGCCTTCTGCATCTCAATGGCTTCATAGCCCTTGCCGAACTCGTCTGCCATCTTGTAAGCCTTCATGGGCTTCGTTTGATGGTACTTGCGCTTGTTCTGATTGAGATACTTTTGCATCTCTTCCACAGTCTTCTTTTTCATCATCGCTCCAGAAAAAAAGGGGCACTATGGCCCCACCCCGGCAACTGCGGATTAAGGGGCATCACAATTCTATATCGGGAATCGGAATGTCAATAGGCCATTTTCCCTGACTCTGTAGAGCCTGGACTGTCCTTCGATGAGCAGCGAGCCACTTCTCCTTCCGCTCCTCTTTGGTCATCTTGTTGCCCTGGTCGATCTCCCAATGGCACTTGAGACATAAGGCAGCTATGTGGTTGTCGTCTGCCTTCACGCCCTTTCCCTTCCCGCCAGTCCAGTTGGAGTGAGCCGCTTGGGAGTTCGGGTGTCCACAGCATTGACAGGACAACTCCGCGACTGCTCTAAGGAGTTTGGGGCTTCGGATGTAGGTGTGCTTCGGGATCATTCTGTAGCCCGTCCTTCTGCTCGAGCGGTTGCTTGCTCTGTGCGCCAGACATCAGTCCTCATCCTTGCCGCCTCCAGCTTCCATTTCAGGTCTTCCTCGACCTCTATCGCCGCCGCCAGTCCCTTCAGAAGCTCCTGATACTCAGGATGTGAGTACGCCTCCCTCTCTTGGGCGTTGACTGCCTCAAATTTGAGCATCGCCTCCTTCATCAGCAGAGCTTTCTTTGATTTTCTATATTCCTCAAGCAGCACCCGCTGGGCCTTGGCCTTTGCGTAGTCTCCTGAGTTCCTGATGATGAAGTCGATGGCGGCATGGGCGTTCACTTGATGAGTCTCTCTATCGTCTTGAGTAGTACCGCGATGATCGCTATGGAGATGAATATCTCACTCTCGGACAAATATTCCATTTGCATGGAGTGTTCCTTTCCGATCTTTTATCTCTTCGTATGCCCTGTTCAGACAGGTAATCAGATCAAGCCCCGCCAGGTCTGCCGCCAGGATAAGAGTGACAAGAACATCACCGAACCCATCAATCTGAGCCTCTTTGTTTCCTTTTAATGTCGCGGAAACCAATTCGCCAAGCTCTTCCATGCACTTGAGAAGTTGTTTCTCTGTTGTGCTGTTTGGAATGATCTTGCGAGCCTCGGCCCAGCGGATGATGTCTAGCTCAATAATGCTGTAACTCAACTTAGTCTCCACAGAAGCAGGCAATGCCCTCTTCCTTTGGGTCAAACATATCGGTCTGCTGCTCTGCAAACCGGGCCATCTGTGCGTATGTTGGGCGGTCACTTCTGAAGGTAGCCCCAACAATCTGCTCTTGTTTTGCCCACCAGATCGCCCTTTCTGGCTTCTGCTGGATCAGGCTTTGAATCTGGTGTGCGCCCTTTAGGAAGCAAAGATCACAGTTCCCGCTTGCTGTCACCCCGT